AAAAGGGAGTGCGCCAAGCCATAACTAGCCTTTAACCCGACGAGGCTGGAACTTGTAGCCGATAGAGTCCAGACCCCAAGACGACCCTGATGGACCATTAAACTGTAACTGCACTGTCCTCGCCAAACCAAGGTTTTTACCAGTTACCACAGTGGAACTGATAGCGTCCTGAGACCAGTTCTGTCCCCAAGTTCCAGAACCCCAAACCATTCCGCCACTAGGCGGACTCAAAGTAATGGTGAAGGTCCGTTTCTCATTTCCTTCCGCCTCATCAAAATTGTGATAAACATCAACAACAATATTCTGGGTGACATTAGATTCCTTCAAAACAATATCAGGGCGACGAAACATTTTCTTCTGCATATACGAGCCACCATCAAACCATTTGGTACGATAGTACGATTCAAAAGATTGGGTGGTACCATAAATATTGTCGGTGGCAACACCAAAGTTGTCCACCGAAACAACACATGGCTCAATAGGGTGAATCATCAAACGGAACTCGTTGCCAGTGGAATCACGGAAATCTGTTCCAGCAATCAAACCATAATTGTCGGCAGTTTGGAACTGCATCCAAGCACCACGACCAATCGTAGGGTCATAAACAAAGTTCATAGTTGGGTCGGTAACAGTTGTGGTTTCCGAATAAGGTAAAGATAGCCATACACGCCTACCGACATAGGTGACAGTTACAGCCTCTCCAGCAACAGTATTTACATAACCCAAATCAAGCATTGGGCGAAGATTCTCAAACACATCAACCAAAGTTGAACCATCATAAAAATATAGACCCTTAGATGGGTAATAAAAATAGACGCCAGTTTCAGACGCAGCCATCTGATGGTGGTCGGAACATCCAACATTGGATGTCAGTTCAACAATCTGAAAGTTTGTGTCATCATAACCAAACAGCACATAGATTGCTCGTGGCTTAAAAATAACCAACTGTCCAGCAACAACCATCATACCAGTAATGCCATCACCACCGCCGTTGATGTCAATGTAGTCATCTGACGCCCAGTTTTCTGGGGTGTTTTCCAAAGACCAACGAAGTCGGTTCGGATAGCGAACCGACACTTCGGTTGTGTTCGCCGCAAACAACTTGTTGGCATGGACAATAAGGTGCTCAGAGGTTGGCATTTTTCTGGAGGCATCAGGAGTTGCCTGCCAAGCGTTCGGGTTGCTGCCACTTTCTGTTAACTGTGTCGCATAGGTGCTGGTTGTATTCCAAACATAACCACCAGAACCATTGGAACCAGTGTTCATATATAGGCTTTTGCCCCACTGAACCATACACGCACCATGCGGGCTGGTAACAGTAATGGGGGTGGAAGCAGCAGACTCCAACAAACTAAAGTTTCCACCAGTTGACTTATAAATCCTAGTGGCTGTTGTCAACATAATTGTAGGGGTGTCACCAGAAAACGAATACAGTTTTTGAGGGGTCCATGTCCCCGCAACATCTGTACTGTTGATGCGTGTGATGCCGCCACGGCTGAACACGCCACCACGAGGGTCAATCTCAACATTCAGCATTCTTGGAGATTCGTTGTCTGCCAACTGAAACTGGTCGGCACGAAAGTTTAATCCGCCAGTAAAATCCTTTTGCTCAAAAATCCTGAGAGACGACACGGGTTATTGCCCCAGCGTCTTACCGAGATTCTGCAACCAGCCCTGATAAGTCGGACGACCCTTAGTGCGACCAGCAGACAACACCATATGCGCATGGCTGGAAGGCTTCAAAATTGCTTCCTTAGCCAACAACACACCCTCATCAAACGCACGCTTATATTCACTAGCCATCACAGAATCTTCAAGACGCTGATACACACGGCTACACGCATAATACGCCAACGGGAAATGCAAGTTCGGAGACGCATCCACATCACCCTCAGAAGTAATCCAATCAATAGGCTCACGATAACCACGCACCGTCAAAGTCCGAACATTGTTCGGCTTCGGATACAAATGAATCTTGCCTTCCCAAATCGCATAAAACAATGGGTCACCAGCAATATCATTAGACCCAATATAAGTGCGCTCAGCCTCATCGTAACCAATCATGTCCAAACGCAAACCCAACCCAGTCGGGTCCACAATAGACACAACCTCGCTGATAGGGTCACCAGTAAAGTTGGAAATCGTATAGGCACGCTGGTTTGTAATCGTGTTAAAAGTAAACGATTTTTCCAAGAAAGTCCAACGCTTCTCAGTGTCCAAAATACGGTAGTAACCGTCCCGAATATATAGGTTCAGCAACGAATCGGGAAGGTCATCCGAATCCAAATCGGTAATGTCCCGAACTGTCTGCCGCAAATCGGCACCCGTCATCTTCACATAAGCCATTACTCAGCCACCTCTACCGACTCCGACTTGAGTCGCTTCATATGCCCAGCACAGAACTTTTGTCCACGCACCTTGTTGGCACCACAAGTATCGTCATTTCCTTCGCACTTATCTCCACGACCCAAATATGGGGCGCTAGGAGGTGCTATGTGGGCATCCGCAATAGCGGCTGCCCGATACCCAGTAACAGGGCTTCCATAATAGGCTCCAGCAAGGACAGAATTGTTGTTCATCACAAATACAGGGAATGTTCCCCNNNTGTTCCCCAAAAACCGCTATTTGGTGACCATGCGGGCAAAGGCACGCAGCAGGTCGTCAACCGAACCAGCCGCAGCCTTTGTTGCCTTAGCACCAGCCTTCACACCCTTGCCGATTTTCCCGACAGGAGCAAAGTTTGCTGCCATCCAACCCCAATCCGCAGGTTTGCCTTTTCCTTCAGCAATGTTGGTTGCTTCGGTTAAAGGGAATGCAATATCGGCTGCAGCCTTCATGGCTGCATACGATTTGTCTCCAGCCTTAGCAGCCTTCTTAGATGTTTTATTGACCATATTGGTCATCATCTGAGCATACGGGTTGGTGCTAGTTTGTTTCATTTTACCCTGCAGGATGTCCAGCAAATCCTGAATGTCCACTTCTAGTAGTCACCCTTGCTGTTACGCATGACATAATCCTTATATTCCCTCGTCATGCTACCCTTTTTGGTGTAAACCTTCTTAGAAGGAAACTTCGGGTCGGGGATATCGTTCTTAGCCTTGGATACCTTTTTGGTAACCTTCTTGGCGGCTTTCTTGCCACCCCTCATCGCATCATAGGCTTCCTTGGCAATCTTACCAAGGTCATCAAGTCCCTGCTTCTTTGGCATTATAAACTCCTTATAAAATGGGAATGGTGGGGGGCTTCAACCCCCCACCATTCACTCAGTTGTTCCTAAGGCTAATTAAGCAGTCTTAGCGGTCAACTTACCCTGCTTAGCCGCATTGCGGCAGGTCAGGTTACCGTAGCACATGATGAGCGCATAACGAGCATCAAGGTTCTCAGGGCGGACAAATTCCGTCTGAGCGAACCACTTGCCCGAGTGACCCACCAGAGTCAGGTACTTGCTGTTGAGGAAGTACACAACGCCTGCGGTGCAGTGCGTGTCATACACAACAGGAGCAGCCTTAAACAGCAGGTTCTGGAATCCAGCATCTGCAGTCTTGGTGTCCGTGTAACGGAGTTGCGGCTGAAGCAGCGACTCGTACTTCTCGTACAGGGTCTGGGTGGTCAACACCATGTCTGGGTGGTCATTACCAACCGACACGCTGTTGTACGCCGTTGCCATCTGAGCGAGGGTCAAAGCACCAGCGGTGTTCTCCTCGTACGAACGCCAGTATTCGTTGCCAGCGGTTGCACGGTTAATGCCACCGACGGTTCCCGAAGCCTCAACGATGTTGCCGAGACCGTTCCAGTTCTTGCCGCTGTTGCCAGTGCCGTCACCGTAGAACATCGTGTTGAAACCTTCACGCATGGACTCTTCAGCCTGCATGATTTTGGCTTCCAACAGGTTGATGATTTCCTGTTCACCGTTGTTCTTAGCCTCTTCAATACCCGAGATGGCGATGGATGCAGCGTACTGCTTCCAGTCGTACTCGGCAGCCGTGAGACCAGTCTGCGCCGTAAGCGAGATGGTGTCGTAGCCGCTGTACGAAGCAACTGTGCTGTTCTGACCGTAGATGAGCGGTTCAACAATCTTCGTGCCGCCGTTGAGCATGCGAATGCGACCCTTATCCTGAAGGAAATAGGTCAACGGGCGAGCAGTGAAAATGTTGTCAGTCAACTGGTCACGGTAATTTGCGAGCGTTGTTGAAAGCAACGCATCAAAGTTTGGGTTAGACATGATTACTCCTAAAAGTAACTAGAAATGAATGGGTTTAATTTGCGCCCATTTGACGCTTTGCAGCAGCCCAAGCCTCAGCGACGCTAGTGACAGGCTCAAAAGAATCGTTCGTGGTTGAGGCAGTAGCCGAAGCACCACCAGAAACCACAGCCGCAGCCCTTTTGGCATCCAGAACAGCATTATCCTGCTGCTCCACATGCTGTTTAGCCTGTGACTCCAATTCCATCTTACGCATCATTCTATCAAACGCAATCTGCTTGTATGTGCCTTCAAGGTCCGTGGACCCCACCTTCAAAGCATGGGTAACCACTTCGCTCACATCAAAATCCTGATACCGAGACTGCAACCGTTGAATCTCTCGCTCAATTTGCTGCTGATTCTGGTATTCCTCAAACGAAGCAATCCGCTGGTCCAGTTCACGATACTTCTGTTCCGTAGGGTCCAGAGAATCAAACTCATCAGCGTCAGCAACCATATCAGCAGCAGCCTGACGGCTGATGCCATAATGCTTGCTCAGCAAATCAATAGTTGCGGCAGGGTCCCTGTCCAACGCTGTCTGGAGTGCAGAAGCAAATTGGAACTGTTCACGCTGCTGGGCAAGTTCTTGAGTCTTACGGGTATAATCCGATTGACGCTGATAACCAGCAATAGCCTCGCTTAACGGAACTTGCAGTTCCTCCCCATCCAACTTGACAGGCACACGATAACTCGCATACTCGTCAACACTCAGAATGGGTGTATCGGGGGCATTTGAAACGCTTTCCGTAACGGGTGACCCAGAGGGTTCCACGGCTGGCGTGTTTACGACTTCATCAGTCATTATGTTGTATTCTCCTAGAGTCCTAGATGGTTGCTCTATATATGAGCAACCCTGTTCCCTAGGTTAAAGTCCGAGTGGTATTTCCGTCGGATTCGTTGGGCTAGGAGTAGCGGGGACAGGAGGTTGAGGTGCAGGAGCGCCCTGCGGAAGTCCCATCTCAGGTCCCATTGGTTGCTGC